ATGGTGAATCATGTCCGATTCTCAACGAAGTACGTGCATGGTTCAAAGACCCAGCATTGGAAGACATGGGTCGTAAATACTGGAAAAAACGTTCATACATTTTTCAAGGTTTCGTTGTTGAAGACGGACTTGGTGAAAAGAATGATGAGCAACCAGAAAACCCAATCCGTCGATTCATCATCGGCCCGCAAATCTTTACAAGTATCCGTGCGGCACTTGTTGATCCAGAATTGGAAGATTTGCCAACTGACTTGGTGCATGGTTTAGACTATCGCATGAAAAAGTCCAGCAAAGGTGGCTATGCTGACTACTCAACATCCAGTTGGGCACGTCGTGAGCGTCCATTGAATGACTTGGAAAATGCGGCTATCAAACAGCATGGCCTGTTTAACTTGAATGACTTCTTGCCCAAGAAGCCGGGAGAAGTTGAGTTGAAGGTCATGAAAGAAATGTTTGAGGCGTCAGTTGACGGCGAGCCATATGATATGGATCGTTGGGGTCAATATTTCAAACCAGCTGGCATGAGCCAAAACACTGGTGATCCTAACAAGGCCACTCCTAAAGCAAGTGCTCCAGTAGCACACGATGATGCAGAAGATACTCCTGCTCCAGTGGCAACAGCTACTCCAGCACCAGCACCAAAAGCTGATGCGGCAGGCGGCGACTCACGTGCCCAAGACATCTTGGCAATGATTCGTAATCGTCAAAAGTAATCAACACGGCCGGGGCCTCTGCAACCTAGTTGTATGCCCAGGTTATCTATTTAGGAGAAACAAATATGGCTACAAAAGCCTTCGATTTATCGAAATTTAGAAAGACCTTGACCAAAAGTATTGATGGTCTTGGTGTAGGATTTAATGATCCTACAGATTGGATCAGCACAGGAAATTTTGCACTTAATTATCTTATCAGTGGTGACTTTAACAAAGGCGTACCGCTAGGTAAGGTTACGGTGTTTGCGGGCGAATCCGGCGCAGGCAAATCGTTTATCTGTTCAGGTAATTTGGTTGCTAATGCACAAAAGCAAGGCATTTATGTTATCTTAATTGACAGCGAAAATGCGCTTGATGAGAAATGGCTACACGCACTTGATGTAGATACTAGTGAAGACAAACTTCTTAAACTTAACATGGCTATGATTGACGATGTCGCTAAGACTATTCATGAATTCATGAAAGAGTATAAAGAAATGGCGGAACGCCCTAAGGTTCTGTTTGTTATTGACTCGTTGGGTATGTTGTTAACGCCCACGGACATCAACCAGTTTGAAGCAGGCGATTTGAAAGGCGACATGGGCCGTAAACCTAAAGCACTGACTGCCTTGGTTCGTAATTGTGTAAACATGTTTGGTAGTTACAATGTTGGGTTAGTTTGTACTAATCATACATACGCAAGTCAAGATATGTTTGATCCAGATGATAAGATTTCAGGTGGACAAGGTTTTGTTTATGCAAGTAGTATTGTAGTTGCTATGAAAAAACTTAAACTTAAGACTGATGAAAACGGTGTTAAGACCAGTGAAGTACATGGCATTCGCGCCGCTTGCAAAATTATGAAAACACGTTATGCAAAGCCTTTTGAAACATTGCAAATTGAAATTCCATACGAAACTGGTATGAATCCTTATAGTGGTCTAGTAGATATGTTTGAAAAAGCCGGGCTACTTGTACAACAAGGCAACAGACTTAAACACGTGGATCCTACCACTGGGGAAGAATTCTTATTCTACCGAAAAGAATGGAAAGATGATAAATTAGATATGATAATGAAGAATTTTCATATCAAACCTGAAACAACAACCATTCCTGAGGAGACAGTAGAAGATGTTGAATGAACAACAAATTGGTGATATCTGGGTATTATTTTCTGACTACATTGACAAGAAACAAATTGAAGTTGTAGCAGAACGTTATGTAGATTTACTAGCAGATTTTGGAACAACTGATAGAATCATGCAGGGTTCTATGGGTGTAGATCCAATCTTAGATCAAGCTATTGAATATTACATGGACGAAGACAGTGACGACGCAGACGACATCGACGAATTGGAGTTTTAATGGGTTGGTATTCTGAAGTTGCAAAAGACATTTCAAACATTCCCGATGCGGCCGTTTATTTTGAAGCTGAATTACTAGAAGCTAAAAAAGAATGTCGTGTTACAGGGAATGTTGAAAAAGCCGCGGCAGGAATGCCGGGTGTAGTCGAACAACGATTTGCTCAGCTACAAGAAATCGAAGCAATTTTAGAATATCTTAACATTGAACTTCGACGACTTAAGAGCCAACACTTTCGAAAGTATTTAGAAAGTTATCAACGTGCTCTTAGTAGTCGTGATTGTGAAAAATTTGTCGAAGGTGAAGCAGATGTAGTTGACTTTGAAAAAATTATCAACGAATTTGCCTTGCTTAGAAATAAATGGCTTGGTATCACCAAGGCGTTAGATCAAAAACAATGGATGCTAACTAATATCGTGAAATTACGTGTTGCAGGTATGGAAGACGCAACACTATAATCAATTCGTCCAAAAGATCAACTGTAGGCCTTAAATAAAATTGAGGCCTATTTTTTTCTAAAAGGTTGCATTAATAAGATCACAAGTGTATACTAACTAACATGACTACCATAGATAAACTATTAGTAAAGATTATTAATCATCCCAATGACTACGCTAAAAATCTTTTTGCAAAACGAGATTTTGACGTGCTTAATAACCTCTATGGTTCTATTAATGCCAACTTCTTTATTACAGAAAATCAAAGTAGGCTTCTAGTGAAAATTCTTAAAGAAAATCAGAAAAAATTATCAGAATTTTCAGAAGATCTAATTCCGGCATTAGAGACACCCGAGTGGTCAAGAACCTTCCGACACATAGAACAGATAAAAAAGCTCTACATAGAAAAAAATGCAGAAGATGAGCCGACATTAACTATAGAATTTACTTTCAATTCACAAATACGTAAAACTCTACTCGAACTAACCAAGCATTGCGAAAACCTAATGCCTAACGCAACGGGTAAAAAGTTTTATGCTGATCTTACTGAAAAGAATATTATTAAAATTGTAGACACTGTAATGCCATTAGGCTTTGATATTGATACAACAGTAAAAAATCACTATGATACTATAAAATCTTGGTCTTTCTCTAGTGTGTATGATCAGTTCCTCATGCCTATTATGCCTGGCAATAATTTTCAAAAGCATATTACCGCTGACCTAGGAATCGAAACAGCTATTGATCAAAATATCATTGTAGACCGTAGTATGCGTTATCAATATAGTCTAGAAAATCCAAGAAAAATCGGTGAAAATTTAACAGAAATCATAGCCAATAGGACTAAGACAAAACTGTGGATAGGCAAAGATGAAAGCGATTTAAGTTCAATCATTACATCACTTATCGATCTAAAACGATTACCATTACTGGTAGTGTTTGACACATTTGTCAATGACAAATATTTAGAAAATTTGAAAATTTTATCAGATGCACTAGAAAAAAATGGAATTTATGACGGTATCGGTGTTTACTTTAGACTACCAAATGATGAAGTTGGAACGCAGTTTAATCAGTTAATTAAAGAAAAATCTTACAACATGAATCTAGGACCAGAGACAAAGGTAGCAGTTGTGATGAGTGGAAAATTACCGAAATTTTTCCTAAAAAATCCATGGCAACCTATGAGTGTGATAGCATTAGATACCAAGATGGGTTTAAGACACGGTAAAACTGCTGTATACTCTAACTGTTGTGATCTCATAATCGAATGGTCGGACAAGGAAGTTTTATTTGAAAGTAAGGTAGTCGGTAAATGGCAGTAAGATTAATAATTAAAGACGAAGTCAACATAAAGATCGAGAACTTACCTCTCGATGTTCGTAAGAAATTAGCCAACACTTTTAAATACGAAATTCCTTACGCTAGATATCATCCTGCTTTTAAACTAGGTCGTTGGGATGGAATGGTTAGTTTATTTGGACTTGGCGGGAACGGGTACCTAAGTCAACTAGAGCAAATACTAGCTATATTGGCCAAGCAAGGAATCACGGTTGAGGAAGTGGAAGATCTACGAACTACTCCACATTTTAAATTTGAACCGGTAACAGAAAACTATTGGGCAGATCAAGGAAAAGTTTGGCCAAAAGGGCATCAGCAAGAAGGTAAACCTATCATGTTGCGTGACTACCAAGTTGAAGCGATTAATACATTTTTAGATAATCCTCAGGCTCTACAAGAAATAGCAACAGGTGCCGGTAAGACAATCACCACAGCAACATTATCACAGTTATGTGAACAATTAGGTCGAACTATTACTATCGTTCCTAACAAAAGCCTGGTAGAGCAAACAGAAGAAGACTTCATTGCCGTAGGTTTGGATGTAGGTGTTTATTATGGTGATCGCAAGGATCTTAATAAGACACATACTATTTGTACATGGCAAAGTCTCAACATTCTAGATAAGAAAAGTAAGAATCACGAGCATGATATAGTAACACTAGCAGAATTTTTAGATGGAGTTAAGTGTGTGATCGTCGACGAAGTACACATGGCCAAGGCAGAAGTATTGAAGAATTTGCTCACACAAAACTTATGTAACGCACCTATACGTTGGGGACTAACTGGTACAGTTCCTAAAGAAAAATTCGAATCGGAACAGATATTTGCTTCAATTGGCCCGGTAGTAGGCGGCATCAAAGCACACGAGCTACAAGAAATGGGAGTACTGTCAAACTGCCATGTTAATGTCGTGCAGATGATAGACTTACCAGAATTTAGTGGTTATGCAGAAGAATTAAAATATCTTGTCACAGATGATGATAGGATGATCTATATTTCAAAATTAATTAAAAAAATCTCACAAACAGGCAATACACTGGTTCTAGTTAATAGGATCGATTCAGGCAAATTTATAATAAACGAGTTACCAGACGCAGTATTTGTATCAGGAGAAGTCAAGACCAAGGACCGTAAAGAAGAATATGACGAAATTAAAACTAGCGATAATAAAATTATCGTCGCGACCTATGGTGTCGCGGCTGTTGGTATTAATATACCTCGTATCTTTAATATGGTACTTCTCGAGCCTGGCAAGTCGTTTGTTAGAGTTATTCAAAGCATA